CGGCTCCTGCTTCACGGTCGGCTCCTTCGGTTGGTAGTGCTTCTCGACCCACGCCCACGCCCTTTCCACGCCTGCCCACTGAGTCGGGGTGAACGACTCCTTACGGGCACGCTTCGAGTCGGGGTAGATCTCGCGCGCGAGGTCCAGCTTCTTCTCGTTGCTCACGTTCCCTCCTGCGCCGCGAGGAAGCGGCGGATCTTGGTGTCCAGGTCGTCAGCGCCTTCGACGTGCATGTCGATCATGCGCAGGGCTTCCCGCAACAGCCCCACCGCTTCGCTCGGCACGTACTCCTGCCGCGCGTAGAACGTGTGGCACACGCGCCCCTCGGGCTCGTCGCACGCGATGCGGATCCGCACCACGCCGTCCTTCCAGGGCTCGAACGAGACAACCTCGAACGGCGTAGCCGCTTCGCTCGGAGCGCGGCGGTTCCAGGCGGAGACAGCAACGTCTTCGTAGTCATCCCACCCTGCGCTCGCGTCGCACTGAGGACAGCCCACGTTGTAACGAATGGTGTCGCCGTAGTCTCCGCGTTCGATAACCGACGATCGCTGTTGCGCCTCGCTCCCACAGAACGGGCACGGCTTGAGTTCGCTCGTCATCGCCCCGCCTCGTTTCGCCGCATCTCGAAATCCTTGTTCATCTGGTCCAAGTCCAGCACCGGCTTCTCGAAAGCCAACGCTACACGTTTATGATCGTCGACGAGTTCTTCCAACGTCTCGCCGTAGGGCTCGATCGACTCCTTCGTCCACGCGCGGATCGCCCCGTCATCGTCGTAGTAGACCTCGTGGACGGCGAAGCGGTGGATCGTCTCGCCGGGGCATCCGGGGCTCGGCGGATACGCGCAGCGCATCACGCGATAGTTCCAGTGACTCATCGCCCCGCCTCCCTCGCCATGCGCTGAATCAGCACCTTGCACCATGCGTTCGGCTGTCCCTTCGCGTACACGTCGGAGTCGTTCCACCCGTGGACGCTTGCAAGCCCCGCGAGGATCCCGCGCGAACGCGAGATGCCCCCGTAACACGCGGCGTAGATCGTCGAGACCTCGCCGCGCCACTTGTTCACGAAGTCAAGAACGTCGAGGGCTTGGCCGCGCGTCATCGGTGTAGCTTGCGCCTCGTCGTCCTTGGCTTCGGGGAACGACCATCGCCCATCGCCATCGCAGTCCGAGAAGCGCAGATGCAGCACGGCACGACACGCACCGATCGGCGCGACCTTGTGCAGCCTGCCCGTGGGGTACGCGATGCAGATGGCGACGTTCGTATTCTCCGCGCTCAGGTCGGCGGCTTCGATCTCGCGGCGGGACATAGCGACGAGCTTCAAGGTAGCTCCCTCGCCATGACCACCGCGACAGCCACGCCGACGAGGGCGCAGGTTAGGACGATCTCGATGGTGCGCGTCACGCCCCACCCCCGACGCGCGAGAGGAGGGAGTCGAGCGAGTTGTATGCGCGCATGAACTCCTGAGCGCCGCTTGGCGTGCAGAACTCAAGCGTGACCTTCGTTCCGATCACTACTCCGTGAAAGACGTGAGGCGATCGAATCACCCTCATGGCCTCCACGATCTCCGCGTGCTCCGCGCGGGCGGCGGTGGCGGTTTCGCGCACACCGTGGTGCGTTCCGGGCTTGCAGTTGGCTTCAATCCACGTGGCGTACGCTTCCGCATCCGCGATGCTTGCGATGATCTTGCTCATCGGGTCGGCTCCTTCTGCGTCAGATCGCGGATAGCGTCGTCGATGGCGTCGGCTTCACCGTCGCAGAATCGCCCCGTGGCGATCGGCGCACCGTCGCCTCCCCACCATCGACGAGCGGCGGCGCGAACCTCATCGGTGAGCTTGCGCCCGCACTTGTTCGTGCAGTTCATGGACACACAGAACGTCATGTCTCGGAAACAGATCATCGTGTTTGCTCCTTCATCGCGCGGACGGCGCGGCACACCTTGTCGGCACACGCTGAGTAGTGCGCCGTGTTCACGTATCCGTACTCGTCAACGCAGTCTTCGAGTTCTTCCGCCGCCTCGACCACGGCCTTCTGCGCGAGGAGGGCGCGGCACAGCGCGGCGTAGTGCGTTCCGGCGTGGAGCACAAGCGCCTCGTTATCGCTCGCTTGCGGACCATCGAAGCCCGCTGTTCCGTTCTTGTGGTCGACGGTCAGGATCTCGATCCACTGTTCCGCCGTCTCCTCGGTGAAGCTCGCGTTGGGTTCGGGCGCAGCGAGCACCGCGTACTTCACGGTGCCGTCCCATCGGTCACCGCGCCACGGTCCCGGCGTCGCCTTCTCCGCGAGTTCCAAGCCAGCACGCGCGATCTCGTACACGTCAGCCACGGGGGGACTCCTTCCAAGGGTTGCGGCGCACGTCAGCCAACGCGCGCGTTAGATCCATGCTCGCCCGAACCATCGCGGCTCGCTCAGGGCTTGCCGTGATTCCGTCAGGCTTGCTTGCGATGAACGCTTCCGCACGCGCGATGAACCGACGCGCCTCGGCGACAGCGACTCGCGCGGTCTGCTCGCGGGTCAACTTCGGGTCAGCCACGGTCGCCCTCCTTCCGCGCGGCGGGCGCGAGGGCGGTGTCGATGATCTTGCGCGCCAACGGTACGGCACACATGACGTGCAGCGTTCCGGGGAGTGACCGGCAGTACCGGCACGGAATGCGCCGCTTTTCGTCGATGCGGGCGAACTCGACTACGCGCCGTGCAAGCTCGCGTCCGTCCTCCAACGCCCCGCGCAGCCTCGCGACCTCGGCGGCGTGGGTGTCGGCGAAGTCGTGGATAGGGTCGGGGCAAGCGTGCGTCGGGTATCTCGCCTCGATCTCGTATCCGCACTCGTTCACCATGTCGGTCGTGACGCCGATCCGCTCGCTCGGTCTCCTCCCGCACGTCGGGCAAAGATGCACGCTCATCGCGGCACCTCGATAGTTGAAGCCTTGAGCCAGATGTGCGCAGCGCACCGTTCGTCGCCGGCCACGTTCGGGCCATGCGTGGCAAGAACATCGAGCGACCGGGTCAGGGCTTCGATGATCGTGCGTGCGTTGTGGATACGGATCTCTTGACGGCTGATGGTATCGAGAAGGTCTTCGGCCTTATCGCGCAAGTTGCACAGCGGACAGTAGACGCCGACGCCGGGGCCACCATCCACAAGCTCGCTGTTGCAGATGTAAAGCTCTTCGCGCCCAAGCGGGTTGTCGCATCGATCGCTCATCGCGGCACCTCGGAGAGGGCGGCTTCGATCACGCTGTTCCGGCGCAACGCCCCGCACGTGCAGCAAGAGTCGCCCGTGTACATACAATCAAAGCCGTGCCCACCTTGCAGGCTTCTCAGCGCCGCCTTTAGCCTCTCGTTCTCCTCCGCGAGCGCGGTGAGGCGGGTGGCGACATCATTCGCCGCGTTCTGGATGAACTCGACGTGCGACGATCCACGCTGCCAAGATCGCCAAGGTTCAGCGTCGTCAGACCAAAACTCAGTGTGGTGGTACGCCTTTCCCGCAAGCGCAACGGACGAGAGCATTCGATCGACGAGGATCTGACCCGTCTCGCTGAAAGCGTAGTAATACGCATCCATCCTAAGATCATCGCGCAGTAGTTCCTTGTCGTCCATCACTTCTCCGTTCTGCGCGCGCGCTCGGTGAGCATCGCGGCGGCGATGTCGTAGGCGTCCGAAACGGCGCGACTCTGAGCCGTGCCCCAATCACGCGCCCCGTCACAGTGAAGGCGAAGCATCTCACCCAACGCCTGCCCCGCGAAGTGGTCGAGGAGCGCGGACGGAGCCTTAGGAACGATCGGGATCAGCGACATGTCAACGTCCGAAGCGAGGTGAAGCCCATGCGCATCGAGTGCCTCCCTCACACGCGACAGTGAAGTAATCCCGAAGTTCTTGAGACAAAGAAGCTCGTGCTCCGTCTTGGCGCACAGGTCCGCGACGGTCTTGATACCGCCGCGATCGAATGCGTTGAGGATCCGCACAAGACCGTGCTCGTTCTGGTTGGGGAACAGCAAGCGAACATCCGCCGCCCCGCCCGTGTCTGCGCTCATTGTCCTTGCTCCTTGGCGATGAAGTCGCGAGCCGCGCGGGCGAGCTTGCGCCAATCACCAAGCAGGCGCGGTCTTCCAGCTTCGAGCCACGCATCGCGCAGCATGTTCGCCAGCGCCTCGTCCCGCCGCGCATCGCGCTCGGCGTCCACGGCGCGGACGTAGGCGGCGATCTGATCGACGTAGTGTTGAGAAAAGCCCACGCGCACTTCCTTGGCGATCTGCCGCAGCGCGTCCATCGGGACCTCGGGGGTGTTCATCGTCCTTCTCCTCTCGCGCTCGCGAGGGCGGCGGCAATGCTGCCAAGAACCTTCGACTGTCCGCACGCGCGGCAGTTCGGTTCGTGGATGACTCCTCGACCCATGACTAGGCGCTCGTCGCACCCGCCGGGTTGATTCTGTTCGATGAACGCCCGTGCCGCCATCAACGCCTCCCGCATCTCCCACGACGCGGCGAGGAGGTGCCCATTCGCCACGGCTTGAGCCATGACTTCGCTACGGTCGTGCTGCGATGCTCCGTCCCACGGCGAGACCGTCGCCATGAGAGCCAACATCGCTTCGCGGTTCGGCTTACCCTTCCAAGTCTCGGGGTATATCGACATCTTCCCGTCGTCTTGGTGCAGGAAGTACGGCCCCTTCGTCGGCGCGCTCACGGGGTCACCTCGGAACGAAGCGCGTCGAGTTCGGCCTGAGCCGCGCGCTGCTGGCCTTCGAGTTCGGCGATACGCGCGACTCGCTTGGCTTCCTTCTCCTTGGCTTCGCGTTCGGCACGCTGCGTCTCGTTCTCACACGGAACGGCGGTGAAGAATCGCGTGCCCTTGCCTTCGACGGGGCGCGGAGTCATCGGGTCGAATCCCATCTTGCGACCGAGGACAGCCCAAGCGCGATTCGCTCGCTCTTGAGGATCCTCGGGGTAGCTGTTACCGACGACGATCATCGGCACGGGGCGGGATGCTTTCATGAGTTCGGCGAGGTCCGCTTCGCTCATCTGGTACTCGACGCGCGGGTAGATCGATCGCGCGCTCACGGGGCACCGCCTTGGGCGACCTTCGCCGCATCGATAGCCTTCAAAAGCTCGTCTTGCCACTTGCGCGCGTGCTTGCCGTTCAAGCCCTCGACCACCTCGCCGATGATCTGGATTCGCGCGCACGCCATGCACTCGCCGTCCAACGACTTGCGGTAGCAAGCGGCGCACAGGTAGTTCGCGTGCCCGTCGTCGCTCTCGTCGTTGATGTCGCGGTCAAAACCGGCGCAATCCTCACCTTCCTTGCACTCGCGCGGATCGTCGTCGATCCAGCCGCCGCAATCGGAGCACGTCACGTCCGTGCAATCCGAGTAGGGCGCTTCCTGCGCGTCGTACATCGCTTGGGCTTGGTCGAAACTCACGGCTGCACCTTCCCTTCCACGATCACGGTGAACTTCGGGCGGAACGCTTCGTTCATGTCGGCGAGCAAGCGTTGAGCTTCCAAGCTCAGGGCTTCTTCGTTCGGCTCCCGCGTCATGTCGCGCAGCTCGCGCTCGATGACAAGGGCGCACACGTCGCACACGATGGCGAAGCGCGTGTCGGGCACGTTCAGGCTCAGCCCGCGCAGTTCGCCGACGATGCGCGCGGCGGTGTGGATCTCTTGTTGGTTCATGGCTGCGGGCTCCTTTCCCGCGCTCTGATCCTATCGGCCGTTTACCGAGTCAACAAGCCAGATTCTTCGCCCGGACCCCGTAGATGCGCGCAAGCTCTTTCACCACGCTAGGTTTCGGCTTCCGCTTTCCGAGTTCCCACATGCTCACGGCTTGCTTCGTCACACCCAACGTCAACGCCACGTCGCTCAGGTGCAAGCCGCGCGCGAGACGAGCCATCTTCAAGGCGGAGGGTTTGCGGTTCATCATGATTTTTCTAGCCTAGCCTGTTGACCTGGGCAACGCAAGGCCCTACCCTGACCGACGTGGATGACCGCATACAACTCGCCCTGATCCTCGCCCGTCGATTCACCCGCAACGTGCAGGGGAACGACTGTGTGTGCGAGGTTTGCTCGGCGCTTGATACCGCGCTCCTCCTCAACCATGACCGAGACCCTGACCCACAGTCGGCGCGCGTGCTTCCTCGATTGCCCGCGCCGCCACCTACTCGCGTACTCCCTCCGTCTCCGCCCCGACCGCGACTCCCGAGCCCTATCAATCGGTACGGCGTGGGCGAAACTGAGGCAGGGGATGACGATTGGGGCCGAGCTTGACCTTTACGATGCCGCGCTGATCGCGGAACTCGACAAGCGATACACCGCCGATTGGGAGCTTGTCCAAGCCGAGGTGCCATTCGTGCTCGACCGCACCACGCACATCGAAGCGGGCGTCGTCGATGGGGTCATCCGCCGCAACGGGCGGTTCGGGATGCTGGAACGCAAAACCACGTCCTACCTGTCCGACGACTACTGGAAGCGCCTCGAATACGACGCCCAAACGTCCACCTACTTCGACGCGCTTCGCGAGCAAGGAATCCAAATCGACTTCGTTCTCTACGAAGTCCAAGAGATCCCCTCGCTGTCGCCCCTCAAGGCAACGCCTGAGGATAAGCGCAAGTACACCAAGGCCAAGGCGTGCAAGGCCCACCGCGCAGCTTTGGATTCCGCGTGCTCCGACTGCGAGCCGTCGCGCCTCTACGCGACCCAACGCGCGACCGACGAGTCACCCGGTGAGTTTGCCGTACGCGTTGCTGAATGGGCCGATGCGGAACCGCGTCTCCACGTGCGTGAGGTCTCCATGACCACGCAGCGGCTCGAAGAGGCACGCGCCGATCGCGCCAACATCGCGCAGTTGATCCTCGCCGGATACCAGCACCGCAATCCAGCCGCGTGCGTGCGATTCTCGACGTGCGACTACCTCGAAATCTGCCATCGAACCGACCTCGAAACCGAGACACCCGAGGGCTTCAAGCGCCTCACCGACACCAACCCGGAGCTTGTCATCCATGTCTAAACCTCCCATGCCGCCGGGGTCCGCCCCGGCACCCATCATCATCCTCAAGCCGCCCACGTCGGGCGTGCAGAAGTTCATCCGGCGCGTCGGGCTCTACGGACCCGCCGGAGTCGGCAAGTCCACACTCGCCGCACTCCTACCCGATTCCGTCACCATCGACACCGAGCACGAGACCGGACACCTCGCCATCGCGGATCGCCGTATCGCGTCCAACTGGTCCGAACTCATGGCGATCGTGCAGGATCCATCCTTGCCCGGTAAGCATCTCATCATCGACAACGCCAGCAAGGTCGAACAGTTTTGCGTGGACTGGACCGTGGAGAACATCCCCAAAGAAAAGGGCGGGATGGCCACCAACGTCGAGAACTACGGGTACGGCAAGGGATACCGCCACGTCTACGACACGTGGATCACCCTTCTCGCCGCGCTCGATCGCCAAGCCGATCGCGGCAAGCACATCGTCTTCGTCATGCACGAGACGATCGAGACCGTGCCCAACCCCATGGGTGACGACTTCATCCGCTACGAACCGCGCATCCAAAAGCAGCGTAACGGACCCGTGCAATCACGCACCGTCGAATGGCTCACCGACATCTTCTTCATCGGCTACGACGTGGTGGCGTCCGATGGCATCGGGAGGGGCGCGGGAACGCGCACCATCTACGGCAAGCAACGACCCGCGTGGATCGCCAAGTCGCGTCCCGCGCGGGCCGACAGACCTTGGAACGATCCGACTGACAACTCTTTCTGGAAGGAACTCATCCCGTGAATCTCGTACCCCTCAAGTCCGAAGCCCAGTTCGAGAACTTCTACCAAGTTCGACCCGTCGAGTGGGGCGTTACCGTCAACGGAGACGGCGCTTCCCTCGGCATGAAATGCGTCATCACCGCGTCGTGGGACGCCAAGGAGAAGAAGTGGGCCGACTGGACCACGATCACCGCCGAGGACGGATCGCCGTTCGGCTACACCCTGGCATCTTACACCGTCATGTTCGTCAAGGACGGCGGCGGCATGAACTCCACTGGCATCGCGCAAATCAACAACGCCATGCCGGGGCTCCTCAACGACCTCACCGTCACCGAGGAACCGCCGCCTGACACATTCAAGTTCGTCGTCGATGCCAAGATGGATACGTGGGAGGGCAAGGCCACGCTGCGCGTCAAGTGGCTCTATCCGTTCGAACACATCCCCGGCACCGGCATCCTCAACGCGCTCAAGGGCGACAAGCTCAAGGCGTGGTCCGAGGCGAAGGCTGCTGAACTCCGAGCCGCGACCGCGAAGTAGTCGTGCAAGAGCGCCCTTACCAACAGGAAGCGCTTGCAATGATCCGGGGCCATTGGCGTCAGCCAATGGTCCTGGTCATGCCCACAGGCACGGGCAAAACCGTCGTCGCCGCCATGGTCATGCGCGACGCCATCGCCAAGGGATTGCGGTGCCTCATCGTCTCGCACACCCGCGAGATCGTGACCCAGACTGCGCGCCGCTTCACCGAGGCCGGTATCCCGAGCGGGCTTATCCTTGCCGGCGAACGCCCGGACCCATCGCACCCCGTACAGGTTGCATCCGTCCAAACGCTTGCGCGCCGCGACTTCCCCGAGGCCGAGGTGGTCATCATCGACGAATGCCACCACGCCACAGCAGAGACCTATCAGCGTCTCATCGCGCACTACAGCGACAAGGCGACGATCATCGGCCTCACCGCGACGCCCGAACGCCTTGACGGCAAGGGGTTGCGCAAGGTTGGGTTCATGCACCTTCTACAGCCCACATCGACACCCGCCATGATCGACGCGGGATTCTTGTGCCAGCCGCGCGTGTTCGCGCCGCCGCCGCCGGATTTCAAGCAAACCAAGGCGCGCGGCGACTTCACTCCCGAAGCCCTCGCCGAGTACCAGTCCAAGCTGCGCGGGCGCGTGATCGATCACTACCTACAGCACGCGCCCAAGGCCAAGGGCGTGGTGTTCGCGTGCAACATCGAGCACAGCCTCGGCATGGTCAAGAGGTTCCGCGATTACGGTATCGCTGCCGAGCACATCGACGGGAAGACGCCGCGACGCGAACGCGATCGAGTCCTCGCCGCTCTACGCGCGGGCGACATCCAGATCGTCACGAACTGCATGATCCTCGGCGAAGGGTGGGACCTCCCCGACCTCGAAGTGGCCGTGCTCGCGCGCCCCACGCTCTCGCTCAGCCTCCACCGTCAACAGTGTGGGCGCGTCATGCGCCCCACGCCTGGCAAGCAAGCGTTCATCCTCGACCACGCGGGCAACGTCAAGCGCCACGGCGCACCGTGGATCGAGCCACGTTGGAGCTTGGACGGCAAGGAAGCGCGTGAGGCTGGCGAGCGCGAAGAGCGTGCGCGCCCTGAGACCGTGCGGTTCTGTACCACGTGCTTCTGCGCGTACACGCCACCGCTTGACAAGTGCCCTGCGTGTGGCGTGGAGATCGAAAAGCCCAAGATGCGCGAGACGGACGAGACGCTGGTCGAGGTGTTGCGCAATCCGCCGCCTAGGGTGGATGAGGCTCAAGAACGGCTGCGCGCGTATCGAGCATGGTGCCGCGAAGCCTTCAACCACACCCCCCGTCGTAAGTTGGGATGGGCACGGCACAAGTACAAAACAGCCTACGGCGATTGGCCGAGGAACGTTGCCAAGATCGAACTCGAAGCGTATCCGTGCGTCACACACGTGAGCGAGGACACACCCCATGGACCACGATGCTTCCTATGTCTCCGAAAACTTCATCCAAGCGGACATCCTCCGCCGCCTCGGATGCCGACCGGACGTCCGCCTCTTCCGGTCCAACGCTGGCAAGGTCGCGGCAATCCCCAACCGTGACCTTCCACGCGCGCGTGCCGCCGGTCTGCACGTTACCTGGATCGATCTCGCTCCTGCTGGAACCTCAGACTTGACCGGCATCGTCTCCCCCAACGGGCGATTCCTCGCCGTCGAGGTGAAGTCGGCACGTGGCAAACAAAACCCCGCACAAGCCAACTACGAACGCATGGTTCGCTCGTTTGGCGGCATCTACATCATCGCCCGGTCACCCGCTGAGTCCGAGGAGTTGTTGAATCGTGAGCTTGCCCAACCCCGTCCCCCCGCCGCCCCCGAAGCCGAAACGTAAAAGAGTCAAAGCAGAGCCACAGACCTATTCGATCCTCGTCCCCGGAACGCACTACCGTTCCTTCGACGAGCCGCCGTTCCACCAGTCGGGCGAAATCTTCGCCTCGGCTGGCTGGCAGGAACTCCGTCGCCACGGGCTGTTCTTCACCCGCGCCGGTCAGGTGGTGATGATCGACAAGAAAACCTGCAAGCTCAAGTTCCTCACCGATCGCTCACTTCGGTCGCTCATCGAACGCTACCTCACCCTCGAAGCGTGGCCCAAGCCGGTCGCCAACGCCTCGCCCGAGGTCGAGCGCCGCGTGTGCTCGCTGGATTGGGCGTCGCTCATGTTGGAGCACCCGACCCAAGTGGACTCGGAGTCGGGCGACATCTGGATCCCTGAGCTCCTGGCCATCGCGCCGCACCCGCTCTTGGACCTGGAGGGGAACGTGCTCATCGGCAAGCACAAGACGCCGCGTGGAGTCGTGTGGACGCCCAAGATCGTGTTGCCGGAGCCGATCGCGCCATTCGACTTGTTGGAGGACTTCCCGATGGATCGTGCGAGCCTCGCGCACGCCATGGCGGTCCCGCTCACGATGATGTGGCGCCCCCTGCTCGACGGTAACGTGCCGTTCTTCGGCGTTACCGCGTCCGTGGAGCGATCCGGCAAGACCAAGCTCTCCGAGGACTTCTTCGGCGGGACGATGCTCGGCGCGCCCACACCGACGATCCAGTGGCCCAAGGACGAGGACGAGGTGGACAAGCGCATCCTCTCGATCGCCATCGCCGGTCACTCGCTCATCAACATGGACAACATCCCGTCGATTTTGGACTCGCCGTCGCTCACGTCGTTCGTCACGGCGTCGGCTCCTGGAGGGCGTATGTTGGGAAAGAACGAGTACGTTAGCGTCCCGAACACGATCACGCTCGTGGGCACGGGCAACCACATGCAGTTTAGCGCGGAACTCGCGAAACGGGCGTGCATGGTTCGCCTGAATCCGGGTGTTGAAAACCCTGAGCTACGCACGGGCTTCAGATACCCGGATTTCCGTGGCGCGATCATGGGTCGCAGGTGGAACACGATCGCGTGGTATGTCGCCATGGTCCAGAAGTGGGTAGCTATGGGTCGCCCGCCTTGCACGCGCCCGTTCGGTGGCTTTGAGAGATGGGGTGGCACTGTGGGCGGGGTTGTCGAGCACGCCATGGAGTTGCCGATCCTTCAAGATCGAGCGTCCAACGTGATCGACATGGACAACGACGGTCAGGACCTCAAACACCTCATCGAGTGCTGGTTCTCGGTACACGGATCTTCGTGGGTCACAACCGCCGAGCTGATGCCGTGCGTGACCAACGAAAACGTGCGCGCGTGGGAGTCGGTCATGAGCACGTCGAAGGCCCCACTTATCAGCCTGGGGCGCATTCTAGGCCGATATGTCGACCGTATAGCGGACGGCTACCGCATTGAGCGGAGCGGTTCGGGGTCGCGTCGGCTGTACCGGCTTGTGGGGATGTCGCGATAGTGGCCGGTCAACACGGGGATATGGTTGGGGATGTAGCAAAACGCGCTAAGTCAGCACCACACACACACTTACAACTTTCATGTGGTAGTAGAGGTAGTGTTTTACCTTAGGGGTTTATGTAGAGATATAAGTGTAGAGGGGGTTACTCTTATATCTGTACATAAGACCATAGGGGAAACATATCCCCACTACCACCACTACCCCAAAACTTGGCGCAAACCATGAACGACGAACGACTTACGATAAAGGGGTGCGTAGAGGGTGTTGACCGGCTACTCCCACACTACCCCAGGGAGGTGATCCATCGGTGGTACGATGCGCTAGGAGGCCGCTGGGTGGCCCTAGGAAGCGTTCTGCCGGAATCCAGCCATGGAGAGCGGGTAAGGCTCGCGAAGCGCCTACGGCCCTTCCTGGGCGTCCAGGTGAACGGATACCGCGTCGTTCGCCGGATCAGGAACAACAAGCGGCTGTATCGAGTGGAGTACCAACCATGACCGCCTGGACCAAAACGCCGCCCACTAGCGTGCTCGCCGCATGGATCTCCCTACACGTCGCCGCGTGGGCGCTGTTCTGGACGTGGGTGGGGTGGTTGGGGCACTACAGGATGTAGGTAGCGTACGCCATACCCACAAGTAATAGATTTTCCGCTTGCACCCACTGCCGCTAGTGGGTATGGGTACGGGCGTGAGTGGGCAGGATAGTTCACACTCAACGCCTCAAGTGGAGGCGAAGGTGCTCATCGATCCCTCGCACCCCGAGGCGGGCAAAGGCGGTGTCGTGCCGCCGGTTCACGCTCGCTTCCGTGAAGGACAGTCCGGAAACCCCGGCGGTCGCCCCAAAGGCGCTCTCCCTCGATCCGCATGGCTGCGCAAGATCGCGCGCGACGAGGACGAAGACGGCATCGGGCTCGGGGCGCGCAAGATTGGTGAGCGCGTCGCGGAGTTGACCGACAAGCTTGCCGAAGACGGCGCGGACGTTGACCGCATCTCGGCGGAGCTCAAGGTGCTGCTCGAACTCTTCGCGCAAGCCGAGGGTCGCCCCCAAGAGCGCGTCGAACACTCCGGTGAGGTCGCCTCCAAGGTCATCATCGAAGGTATCGACCTGTGACGATCCCGATCACAGCGGACCACCTTCGTCGAGAGATCGACCACGCGCGCGCGAAGCTGTTGACCCGCGTCAAGAAGGTCCAAGACGAGATCGTATCGGGCTTCGCTGGCTTGCTCACGATGGACGCGAAGGACGCGGGACACCGCCGTCTGATCGAGAACCACTACTACGAGTACATCTCGTACGTTCTCCCGCGCATCATCTCGAACGATCCGAAAGTGCGTGTCAAGTCCACGCGCGCCGGACAGGGCAAGGCAATCGCCGCCGCGAACGAAGCGGGCGTGAATCAGTGGATCGTGGACTCAAAACACCGTTGGCTTTGCCAGCGCGTTTGCACCGACTTCCTCACGGGATGGGGCGGCGTGCTCCTGCGCCTCGATCACGCATCCGGCGCGACCGACGACGACGACGATCCGCGTTTGTGGCCCGTTGCTGAACACCTCGACCGCGCGTCGATGTGGTGGGACATCTCCGCCAACTCGTTCGAGACCAAGCGGTTCAGCGGGTACAGCTACGCGATCGATCTTGAGGAGCTGATCGAGAAGTCTCGCACCGAGGCTGGTTGGGATCGCGGCATCGTGCGCGACCTGCCCGTTGACGCTGGACTCGACGAGATCGGACGCGACCAACACACCCCCCGCCGCCGCGAGGTCGTGCTGCGCGAGATTTGGGTGCCCGACTACCAACTGCCGAACGCGCCCGAGCACAGTAACGGGACGATCTTCACTCTTGCGGTAGCGGGCACCTCATCCAAGCCGCTCGGCGTGTTCCCGCGCGCGCCCAAGCCGTTCTTCGGTCCGTCGTGGGGTCCGATCTACCTGTACGACGCTTACTACATTCCCGGTCAGTCGCTCGGGATGAGCCCGTGCGAGGCTGTGATCGAGCAAGTGAACGAGCTGAACCGGCACGCCGAGGCTCTGTCTCGCGCCACCGCACGCCGCAAGCGCATTGGTGTCGGTGACGCGCGTTACGAGCGCAACGTGGATACGCTGCGCACCGCGATCGATGGCGACTTCGTGCTGATCGACGGCTTCGACAAGCAGCACATGATCGACATGGAGCTTGGCGG